CTATTTAGATGATGAAAGAGAACCTTTTTGGAAGATTATCCCTGATGGAGCAAGCGTCATTGTTTGTAGAAGCTATAAAGCAGCGATTGCCGCTATTGAGACAGCTTGTAATAAGGGTTGGACTAATCTTACTCTTGATTTAGACCATGATCTTGGTTCTAAAAAAACTGGATATGATTTTTGTAAATGGCTTGTAGAAGAAGGATGGACTGGTAAGTTTCATTGTCATACTGCCAATCCTGTTGGTGCAGCCAATATGAGACAATTACTTACTCATTATGGATGGGAGGAATTTTAAATGAAACTTTGGGCAGTTTGGGGATATGATGATATATATGGCGGACTTCATGGAATGAAAGAAGTTGAAATCTATGAAGGTACTGAGAATGAAGCTATTGAATATGCTCGTGAACTTGCTGATAGTGTAATTAGTTCATATTCTGATATATATGATGCTCTTGAAGATTCGGTTCGAGAATATTGTGAAGATGAAGGAATTGAAATGGGTGTCGGATCTGAAGAGGAAGATGATATTCGTGAAGAATTTTATAACGATGATATGGTTTATGGTTGTATTGAATTAGATGTAAATAAACTTCCGACTTTAGATATTGGAGAACTTGAAAAGATGTATTATAATGATGAAGATGGTTTCGTTGAAGCCTACAGACTGGATTAATCCAGTCAAATAACTGGGCGTAGGTCAGTTTGGTAGACCGCTTGATTTGGGATCAAGAGGGCGTGGGTTCAAATCCCGCCGCCCAGACCATGAAAATAATAAACATTTATATATAGATAAAAAGACACATACAGCAAACATAAAAGTCTAAACTTTTATATGCGAGTTCGAATCTCGTCTTACCGTTAGGTATGTAGCAAAATGGATAATGCAAAAGTCTAAATAAGTGTCTTGTAATACGAAGGAGATTATTTATGAGAGGAATGGCTTATAAAAGATTTCAACGTGAAAAGCATATCAAGAGAAAAGAAGATATTCTTCGTGCTTACCGATTAGACAATCCGCCTCATAAATATAATGATAAAGATTTATTTAGTTGTATTACATTTCCAAGAGGTAGGGAAGTCGCTTATGAAGGCAGTTGGCTTCCCTATTGGATTGTAAGAGCAAGAGGGCAATTAAGTAAAGGAAAGATTCATTGTGGTTGCGGTATGTGCATGGCTAAAACTCGCAATAAAGGGAAGAAACGTCATGTGCATGGAAATTATGCTCCTGCTATTAATTATAAAATTAGTGATTTACGGCGGGCGCAACAAATGGATTGGGACGAGTCTCATTGGAATATAGAAGATGAATTTCCACGAGGATTGAGACGAGAAACCACAATTTTTGATGATGAAGTAGGATATTGGATTTCAGATGAAGAATTAAATGAATTAATTGCTTCGCTCTCTGATTGATTTTTAATAAAATTTTTGATATAATATATATACAGTAAAGATAAAGAAAGAAAAAATGTAAGGGGAAATGCGATATGAATATAGTCGGAGCTGGCGATCGGTTCATGGTATATGGCGAAGATGTAAAAACATATAAAGTTTTGCCTGCCGATACTTATAAGATACAATTTAATAAGATGACTGGGTTCTATCTCATTAGCCATAATGATCTTACAGTAGATGAGAAAGTATATGGCCCCTATGCTCGAAAAGTGCAGAAAGTTATGAATACTTTTAAGCATCTTGATCGAAATATGGGAGTAATCTTATCTGGCCCCAAGGGTGTAGGTAAATCAATGTTTGCTCGACTTCTTGCAGAAGCTGGTAAAAATAACAATCTGCCGCTAATTATTGTAGATTGTGCGGTTCCAGGAGTTGAAGATTTTATTTCTTCTATTGAGCAGGAATGTATTGTTCTTTTTGACGAGTTTGAAAAGACATTTAAACCTGATAAAGATAATGGGTTTAATCCACAGGAAAATTTGCTTTCACTTTTTGATGGTATTGATAATGGTAAGAAACTTTATGTTGTAACTTGCAATGAAACTCGTGATCTTAACTCTTATCTCTTGAATAGACCTGGACGTTTTCATTATCATTTTATTATGGGAACTCCAACAGGAGATGAAGTAAGAGAATATATGGAAGATAATCTGGTTGGAGAAGCCAGGCAGTATATAGATAAGGTTGTAGCACTTAGTGCAATTTCAGCTTTTACATATGATGTGTTGCGGGCAGTTGCTTTTGAGCTGAATCAAGGTTATGACCTTAGCGAAACTATGATGGATCTTAATATTGAACGTGAGCGTTATCTCAATTTGACTATGAAAGTCATTTTTACAAATGGCTATGTAGCTAATGCGAGAGATGTACTTGATCTTGATATGTTCAATAATCGGTATAATTATGAATGGTGTCAGTTTGAAAAGAATACTATTCCAGATAAATTTAAGAAATATTGCGATGCAGTAAATGTTCGGTTTTATACCAGAGACGTAGTAGTTGAGGATAAAGGGTATCATCTTGAGCCTGAAAAAACAGAAATTGTCTGGGATGATGACTGGAACTATATGGATGATGATACCACAGAACAGCAGGCTTACAAAGCTGAAGTGAAGCAGTTTATGGATAGCTTTGAAGTCGCAGAGGTTGTTTTAGAAAAGCCTAAGCCTATGTACGGAAGTACCGCATTTGCATACAAGTATCTGGTTTAATCCAGATACTTGTTACAAAAATGTTACAACTTGGTCAATTTTTTGTAATTTTTTCGTAATAATTTTGAAATATATTGAAGAAACTCGTTGACTTATTTCTTTTAAACAATAGAAGGAGATAAAAATGTTTAAAAAAATAATTCTAAGTTTTATGATATGTATTTCAATATTATGTAACCCATTAATTGCTTCTGCGGATACTGGCATTTAGTTTTTTGATAATATTAACAGTTTAGAAGTAGCACATGTTTGGGTAGATGGTTTATATGTAAGAGCCTTACCAAACACTGATAGTAAAATTATTGATGTTTTAAATGCTGGACAATAGGTAGAAGTTGTAGCAAAATATCCTGGTTGGGCGAAAGTTTGTTTAGCGATTGATTCTTATGGATTTGTTTGTGATGAATTTATTGAATATAGAAATTATGCGGCGACCGCCCCCATTCTCTATGCAGAACCAGTATATGAAGAATATATTGGACCAGAATATGAAGTAACTCCAGAAGAAACTTACGATGCAGTTACTCAAACTGGAGAAGATTATAGTTATGAATAGGTTTCAGATTATACAGATTATTATGAAGAACCTGTTTATGAAGAAGAAGATTATTCTTATGAAGAAACTCCTGTAACAGAATAGCCTTATGAAGAAGAGTATGAAGATTATTCAAATGACTATATTGAAGAAGATTATGAAGAATATGAATAGGAAGAAGAAGTAACATATTCTGAAACAACTTCAAGTGGTGATGGAAGTTATATAGTTGATTATGCAAAACAGTATGTTGGTAATCCTTATGTATATGGCGGAAATAGCTTAACAAATGGAGTTGATTGTTCTGGTTTTACACAGCAAGTATTTGGTGATAATGGGATCACGTTGGCGCGGACCGCCGCAGATCAATCACAAGGTGGACAAGATGTAAGCATGGATGATCTTCAAGCAGGAGATTTATTATTCTATGATAATGGTGGTTATGTTGGACATGTAGCTATCTATTGTGGAGATGGAACTGTTGTTCATGCAAGTAATGAAGAAACAGGAATAACTATTTCAGATGCAAATTATAGAACGCCTGTTTCTGCAAAAAGGTACTGGTAACAGTACCACAATATGCGCCTGTAGCTCAGTTGGCGAGAGCATTTGACTTTTAATCAAAGGGCCGCGAGTTCGAGTCTCGCCAGGCGCACCATAGTGCAGTAGCTCAGCTGGTAAGAGTTTCTGTCTGATAAGCAGAAGGTCGTTGGTTCGATCCCAACCTGCACTACTTTATTTCAAAACCTGTCGTTTAGCCTGTGAGTAAGACATAGGTTCCATAAATTAACGAAATAGGAAAGGATTAAATAAACGTAAACCCATTGTAGACCTCGACACAGAAACGATAAGAATAGGAGTTACTTGAAATGATATATAGTAGCTATCGACAAAAAGTAGGTTGGCAACACTGAAAATTTTCTTTAGAAACAGATAGGGAAATCACAATGAAATGCTCAGTAGTTGTCAAAGGTCTACTGAGAGAACACCTGGGTGTGAGAATTGGGTATTCACGTAATAGCGTTTGGTAGGGTGATGTAATGGATGGTTGGCTCCTAATTCTCTTTTTTTGAAAATTATTAAAAATTTTGATATAATATATATGTAAGTTAAAGAAAGACGCTTGCAGCAAATTCATAGTCAAGCTATGTGTCGTGAGTTCGATTCTCACTCCTTCCAGTTGGAAAGATAGATCAGTTGGTAGATCAATAGAAAAAGCAGCGTCTTGATTTATAGCCCAGTCGCCAAGCGGTAAGGCACAGGACTTTGACTCCTGCATTCGCTGGTTCGAATCCAGCCTGGGCTGCCAGGCCCCGATAGCTCAATGGATAGAGCAGCGCCCTTCTAAGACGTTGGTTGAAGGTTCGAATCTTTCTCGGGGTGCCATTGAAAACAACTTATAGTGAGAGGAAGCCTAACGGTAGGGGAGGAAAAGGAATCACATGGCTATTGTTCCTCGCTGGTTGCCAAGCCAGAAAACTGGGTCTTATGCGAGATTTACCAGACGCCGCGGAAAGTAACTATAAGTTGATTTTCTTAAAATTTTTTGATATAATATATATGTAAGTTAAAAAAGACACATGCAGCAAAGCTACTTTAACAAAACTCTTTGATGAAAATAATTTTATAATTTTTATATTGTGTTTACGTTATGAGTGTCTTGTGGGTTGGATTTAACTTACATAAAACCCTCCTTTCCATGATTGACTTGGTGATGCGGTTTACCTGATATGATTCTCCGCAGAACGAGAAAAATCATTCCCCGTGATGTCGTACGGGTGATGGCTTCGACCGCAGGTATAGCGAAATAATCCAGGGTACAAGAGATCCCCTTCAAATGAGAGGTGCGTTAAAGTCTAACAGACTTGAAATCCATTTGAAAAGTTTTCGTTCAACATCTCTTATTGGCACCATTGGTGTAATGGTTAGCATTTCAGCCTTCCAAGCTGGTGGTACGGGTTCAAATCCCGTATGGTGCTCCATCATTTAGACACACGCAGCAAATTATTTCTCAAGAATTGGTATTATAAGTAAATCGTATAAATATTAAAGAAGAAGGTGAGGGATACCTCACAGAGAGATAGTGTCTAGTCAAAATTTAAAAGCAAACCGTTTAAGAAGTTAAACATACTTCACTCCCTTTCTTTTGATTTTGGACTGGATATTTAAAAAATATCCAGTCCTTTTTGAGTCAATAGCCAAGCGGTAAGGATGTTAAGAGCAAAATTTAAAAAACTTTGGTCCGATTTTAATAATTCTTTTCTTATAATTTTTATTAATAGTAGAAAGATAAGAAAGGAGAATTTCAAATGATTGGAATTTATAAAATTACAAATAAAATTAATGGATTAAGTTATATTGGACAAAGTATTCATATTGAAAGACGTTTTATTGAACATTGTCTGCCATCAAAAACGTCAAAAATCTCTTGTGCAATTCAAGAATATGGAAAAGATAATTTTGATTTTTCTGTATTAGAAGAATG